AAGTGGTAAACTTAAAAGATTGCCAATCGGGTTCTCCAGATTTAAGAAATAAAGAGTAAAAGAAGTTCTTGCCTTTTGGGGTGGAGATAAACAAGGCTCTTCCTTTGTAGTCGGTTAAGGTAGGTCGGATAGAGTTTAGCCATCCGTTTTCTAGGTCTGGGATAAACGAAGCCTCATCTATAACTCCGAAGTGAAACTTCCTACCACGTAGGTTATCTAATCGCTCCCCAGTAAAGAAGTAAACCGCTCCCCCATTTGGGAACTTAATTGATAGTTCTGATTTGTTGGCTTCAAATGGTACGGCTTTTGCTAATTGGTCAAAGAATACACGTGCTAAATTGTAAGTAGGGGTAACATAAAATACTTGTTTACCTTGTAAAGCATTGACAATGATTTCTATTTGCGAAAGTTCACTTTTCCCCCACCTTCTCCCAGCCATTATGACGCGAAATCTAGCTTTAGATTGTAATACTATTTCTTGATTTGTATGTGGTTGTGGCAATTCTATTCTCATATCTTGTGGTTTAGATACACCCCCTCTATATCCGTACAAGTAGGGTAATTCAAATTTACCAAACTTATATCGAAGTATAGAGATGTATATATTTTGCTCAAGGCATCTCTATCACACAGAACCCATCCTTTCCTCTGCATCCGGGCGCAGGTTAACACAGCTTTTTTTTGAACTTGTACGTCAAGAGTTGTTAGGGGGAAAACATCGCTCTCACTTTTGCTGCCGTATTGAATGAACTGAAAGGTTATTATTCTTTTCTCCTTGAAAGAAAATAGGGTAACACCTTGGGAAAAACCTATGCACATAAATAGCAGATTGTCAATCTATGTACCATATAAAAATTGGTTTGCCTCATTCTGGGATTACGGCTATCCTTTGTTCGCTGGTCAAGGTCAGCAGAGGCGAGTACCACTCTGAACAAACATCATAATATTGTTTTGCCATTTACAAATACCACCTCAATCCTTGAATCGGTGCTAACTTGTTGAACCTCTTTAGGTTTTCCATACACGCGGGTTAATAAGGTTTCTACCGAATATAAGCTACCCTTTTCCAAACTCTTCCTCATAGCATTGGCGATTGTCTTTTCTAGGATTGTAGCCTTAGGGTTATCCCAAACCTCTTTTAAATCATCCAAATCCATCTGAAGCATAACTTGGATAGTATCATTAATTTCGGATAGCTTATATCCTTGCTCTCTTAAAAGCGTTACATACTTCTTCGGTCTGCCGTTTGGGTTTCTTACTTCGCCCTTTTTAGCCGGTATAAGGTTCTGTTCGTTTGCCATTTCTCTAATTTCCTTCTAATTTATTGAGCGATAGGGTGGTACTGCCCCCCTTCTTTCAACTGGAATGTTGAACGCATTACTTTTATGCTTCTATCGCTTGTTTTCTTTCTTGTAAACTTATCTTTTCGCCTTTATACATTCCAGCACCCATTTCATCTATTTTTGAAAATGGCAATATAGGTACTGTTATTTTACAAGTTTTGTCTATTAAATAGATATATCTAATTTGAAACCCTTCTAATTTTTTGCCGCCGTTATCTTTTATCCAACTTGTACCGCTCTTGCCGTTGTTTTCTTTTGTTCTGTGTGCGGAACTTGTTAGACTACAAACTACTTCACCATTTGGCATTTGATATGTACTTGTATTTTTACTAACCCCAATTAAGTTAAATCCACTTGCTCTATATATTGTTCCGTCTCCGCATAAATTAGCATCACTAAAACTTAGTATCCATTTTATATGAGGTGCGTTTTTCTTTATTAATTTAATAGTAATTGCAATACATCTGCTTTCGCTATATTTTGGTAAATAATCACTAAATGCCATTCTATTTAATTCTATAACCTCATTCCATTTTGTATTTTCTACATAATGAATAACTTTTGCTTTTACCATTGGACTTCCATAACTTAATACACCTTGCAATTTATTATCTAAAAAGCACCCAAAATGCAAAGTACTATTAGGTACTACTTTACCCGAATAATGGTGCAACTTTACAAACTCGTTTGCCACCTTTGTCGGAATAACTTTTATTATAATATCTTTTGCCCTACCCATTATCTTTGATTTGTCATATTTGCTATTAACAAATATAAAGCATTTCCGTTTGAGTTCTCGTTTCCGTATGTTTCAGCGTATTTATACTCTTCGCTTTTCTTTATTTCTTCTATTGCGTTTTTGATTACCTCAGCTTGTTGGTCTGCTAAAGTAAATGTCATTTGCTGAAATGGTGCTTTATCACCATCCGGAAGGGAAAAGTTTTCTCCTAAGTCTTCTACATTCACAAAGCCAGGTATATCTAAACCCCACTCTTCAAGTTTATCCGAATCCCAATTATTTGCCAAATCGTTCCAATCCCATTCCCCGAAGCCTACATTATCCTTAATGATAAATTCTTTCTGTTGCTCTTCGGTAAGTTCGGATGCTTTTATAATATGAACTTCTTTTAATCCGGCTTCTTGACAAGCCTTAAGACGCATATTCCCACCCAAGACAATCATTTCTTCATTTACCACGATAGGTCTAATCTCAAGCATTTGCGGGAACTCTTGGATTGACTTAACGAGTTTTTTAAACTTTTCATCCTTAATAATTCTTGGATTATTAGGATTGGCTTTTACTTTCGATATAGGTATTAGTTCAGATTTCATATTCGGATTGGAAGATTGTATAATCGTTGTTGTCTTGGTATTTTTGTGTTTCTCTTGCCCATAAGTAATCACACTTACTCAAGCCTTCATCTTTCATCTTTCTGTATGCGGTATCTTGACCGACATCGTGTCCTATGTGTTCAGACCTTAAATCGTGTAAGTAGTAGTTTATGTGACCAGTCATCTTTAACCGATAGGCATAATCCGAATCTTGCATTCCGTAGGGGTCATAAGCCTCATTAAAATATCCAATCTTTTCTATTGCCGACATCGGTATTAAGACATTTCCAAAGGAAGCATCTTGTGGGTGTATTTGGATTCCGTTTATTGTTTGTAAAGGATTAATTCCTTCTACGCAATGTATTCCGCACATCCCAGTATTAGGAATATGTAAGGCTGCTTCTACCATTCTTAAAAGCCAATTGTCGGGCATTAAAATATCGTTAGACATTGTTACCACCGCATCAAAGGCTTTGCTTCTTGATATTCCGTAATTCAATGCTCTTGATATCCCTTTCATTCCAACTTGAGTAAAAGAAAAATCATACCCCGCATTAGAGAAGTTTTTGTTCTTTACTTGCTCTGTAAAGGTGTGCCTTTCGTAATCTAAAAAGATAATATTAACGAGCATTGATTCCTAATTCTTTAACCGGAACTCCGGCATATTTATAATATGGTTTCAAGATAGATTTCTTTCCTACAAAAGCCGAAGCACCAATCATACAACCTTCGGGTATTCTAACTTTTTGATGAATGACCGAATTTAATCCTATGTTACAATACTTTTCAATTATGGAGTGACCGCCTATTTTAGCACCGCAACTTATCGTTACACCTTCGGCAAGGATAGCATCGTGACCAACGTGAGAATGCTTCATTAAATAACAATCCTTTCCTATAACAGTTCTTTTGTCGGTTCCAGAATCAACAGTTACCAATCCGGTTAATCTTGCTCCCGACATTATCAAAACCAATCCTTCGCAATCCTCTCTGCCTTTCCATTCCGCAGGCGCACCTATAATACAATAAGCACCGATATAAACATTCGGCTCTATTATAACTCCAGGATAGATTATTGCGGTTTCGTGTATAAACATTAGTTCGCTACTTTGAGATAATTAAGCTCTTCCTTGCCCACGGTAGTTACGTTCCTTTCTATTATGTTTATTATGTCCTTTATGAGCCTTTCCTTTTCTTCGCTTTCCGAAAGTTGTCTTTCCAATAGTTCCTGATTTAGCCATAACTCAATTACCATTTTTTTTCTTCTTAGAATACTTGCCACTTGCAAGAATTGCTTTCCACACCTTTTCTGCTTTCTCTTTGGTGTCATAGATACATTCGCCTTTCCCTATTCGCCACTTGCCGTTTTTACATTTTAATACTGGCATACAATTGTTTTCTTTTCTCGTTTACTTTAAATAAACTAAAGTTTGCAACTGCCCATTCGAATAGTTCCAAACCTTTCTCCTGTCTATAAATAGCATCTTGCGTGACTTTTTTAATCTCCTTGTACCAATCCCCTTGCTGATTAATTTGAATCATTGGCGAGTTTAAATAAGGTTCAACGTGGCTACCAATAACAGGAATCTTCTTTGAAGCAGCTTCTAATAGTTTTAGATTGGATTTCATTGAATTAAACTTCGTTGCTCTTAAGGGAACAATAGAACAATCCGCATCGTTATAGAAGTTCATATACTCCGTAACCGGAAGGAATCTTCTTGTGTCTCCTAACTTTAAACCACAAGTAAAGTTTGAAATCATCCTATGCCAAATAGCAGCAGAGCCTTCCCCAGAGTCATCAAAGCCACAAAGTTGAAAATATACTTTACTTTTTAAAACAGAGTCGGAAGCTACTTTCTTAAAAGGAAACTGAATTAATTTAATATCCTCTTCGTGCGTTATTGAGCCAGTATATACAAACTTAACTTTATCGGTGTACTCTCTAACATCTGTAAATTGGTCATTGCCATACGGAAGTGCATTCGGTAGAATAGCAACATTTGAGTTTATAGGTCTAATCTCGTTCCATAGTTTTTCGTTGGTACAAGTAACTAAATCTGCTGCTTTAATATGATTGATAATTTCTTGTGTTGGGTAAACACTTTCCAATATGTGAGACCTATCCAAAATCCAATAGTCATCAATATCGCAAATCATTTTAAAGC